TAATCATATGGGAAGCAAAAACTTAGACGGTAATCTAGTAAAACGTGCTCACAGCTCGCAAAAATATACTGAGCAAGATATTCTTGACCTGTCACTGTGTACTGACCCAAATAATGGTCCGCATTACTTTTTAGATAACTTTTTTTATATACAGCATCCAACAAAGGGTAAACTAAGATACAAAGCGTTTGATTATCAACGTAGACTTATTGACAGTTACCACCAACATCGATTTAATGTAAACTTACTTCCACGTCAAACAGGTAAAACAACAACTGCCGCTGGTTATCTTTTATGGTACGCTATGTTCATTCCTGATTCAACTATTTTAGTTGCCGCGCACAAATATACAGGTGCGCAGGAAATTATGAACCGTGTTAGATATGCCTATGAATTATGTCCCGATCATATAAGATGCGGAGTTGTAAGTTACAACAAACAGAGTATAGAATTTGACAACGGCAGTCGTATTGTAGCACAGACAACCACAGAAACAACTGGTCGTGGTATGTCACTGTCATTACTATACGCCGACGAGTTTGCGTTCGTTGAGCCTAACATTGCCACTGAATTTTGGACTTCAATATCCCCTACACTGGCCACAGGCGGTAAGGCAATTATAACAAGTACACCAAACAGTGATGAGGACCAATTTTCACAGATATGGAAAGAAGCCAATAAAAAGTTTGACGAATTTGGTAATGAACAAGAACTAGGACGCAATGGCTTTTACCCGTTTAGAGCACATTGGTCAGAACATCCTGAACGAGATGAAAAATGGGCAGAAGAGCAACGTTCACAACTAGGCGAAGAACGTTTCCGACGTGAACACGAATGTGAATTCTTGATTTTTGACGAAACATTAGTTGATTCAATACGCTTATCAGAAATGGAAGGTGTTGAGCCTATAGTAAAAATGGGGCAGGTTCGCTGGTATAAAGATATAGATCCTGCATCCACATATATCATAGCACTTGACCCAAGTCTGGGAACAGGCGGAGACTACTCAGGTTTAGAAGTTATAGAAATTCCTAGTTTAAAACAAGTAGGTGAATGGCAACATAATACCACGCCAATACAAAGTCAGGTTAAAATTTTAAGAGAGATCTGCAAATATATAGAAAATAAATGCATTGAACGAGGAGTGGCTCCCAGCATCTACTACAGCGTAGAAAACAACACCCTAGGTGAAGCGGCACTAGTTGCTATCAATGAAATGGGTGAAGAAAGTATTCCGGGTATGTTCCTAAGCGAGCCGCTGAAAAAAGGGCATGTACGCAGATTCCGTAGAGGATTTAATACCACACATGTAGCTAAGATTTCGTCCTGTGCTAAATTAAAACAACTTATTGAACAGAAAAAAATGACCATTTACAGCAAGAGTTTAATCAGCGAACTTAAAACTTTTGTTGCCCAGGGTATTACATACAAAGCTAAAATGAACGAGCATGACGATCTTGTAGCGGCACTATTGCTGGCTATACGCATGATCATGATGCTAGGAGACTGGGATCCTGTTGTATATAGTAAACTGATTGAGGATGCACGAGTGGAAGACTACGACATGCCCATGCCTGTTCATATAACCAGTTTTTAATAAATATAGCTATGAAAACCATCGAAATTATTAGCCAAGATGTATTTGATAAAATCCGAAGCCGCTTCAAAAATCTGCAAATGGGAGATGAAGCAGGTGGGGTTACCATGGATCCAAGAGAAGCACGATTCTTCGATTTTGACTTTGTGATCGAGGATCATAATTTTGGTAGAGTAAGTATTAGTATTAACGAATTAGGCACACTTAAAGTATTTTACGGTAAAAGTATTTTAGAAGATATTGATACTATTTCTAGAGATTTTTGGTATGACTTTTTAAGAGAAATGCGCCTATTTGCAATGCGCAGACTTCTAAGATTTGATACAAGGGATATTACAAAAAGTAATCTAGAAAAAGACGACTTTCAATATCTCGCAGCCAACGGCCCCAAGGATGAAACTATGAATGTAAGTGAATCAGTTAAATTTGAAGGTAGCAGTAAAACCAGCTACCGTGTAATGGAACGAACTAAAATTATTGTCAAACATAAAAAACCAATCAATGACGAAAGTTTTGGTGCAAGAAGTAGAGTCCATAATATTGAATCTATTTTCATTGAAAATGAACAAGGCGAACGTTATAAGATGCCAGTGCTTTGGATGCCTGGCGCTAAAGCCATGCAGATGCATTGTGCCCACGGTGGCAAACCATACGACGGTCTAGGCGAATCTATTAACAAAATGTGCGAACAAGTAGCACAACTTTCTGCGTTCAAACGCCATATGTCACGTCATGATACAATGAATAAAGAAGTAAACGAAATTGCTGAACGTGCAGGTATGAAATTAGAATCATTAAAGCAACAGGCACATCGGTTAAGTACACGTCAAGGATATAGAGAGTGGGCTGAAACATTTGATCCAACGGCTACTATGCAAGGAATGACAGAAATGGATCAGGCTACCATGGAAGACTACAAGTCTAAATTCACTGTATCTAGTTTCAAAGAAGACCTAGCACAGTTCTTTCCATTAATTCACAGCATCATGCAAGAGACAGGAACTGTTGAACTTGAAGATTATGTCAGCGAAACTGACGGAGAAAAATGTAACGAATGTGGTATGTGGGAAAGTCAATGTACCTGTGACGACAACGTTAAAGAAGGAATTTTTACAAAATTTGAAAAATGGGCCAACGCTGTTACAGAAGGCACGTTAGAACCAGATACGCTATACAGTTTGAGTAAACTACTATCTGACAACGCAGATCTAACAGTGGGTGTTGATGGTGATGCAGGTATCGAAGCATTAGAAGGTATTGGTGTTGTCAGCGATTCATTAGAAAAATTAATCACTGCTAAAGCCGCATTAGATCCAAACACACCGTTAAAAGATGTTGTAGGAGAATGGTTGGCTAAAGATGATCCTGAAGCCGCACAAGAGCTAGGATTAGTACCAGCCGAGCCTGCACCCGAAGCAGATCCAGCAGCCGTCGACATTGAACAACCTATGGACGAAGCCGCTGAAGATCGTACCAGCTATAAAGTTGCTCGGTATTTGTTTGATAAAGGTCTAAGATACAATCCTCAAAATGAAAAAGATATCATTAAGATGATCGGTGGCGCAATGATGAAGATGGGATTCAGCGGTAAAGAAGTACGTTACTATATCAGCTACGACGAAGATTTCCTATCAGATACACTTGCAGAACTACAGCACATGGAAAAAGCCATTGACGAAGTTGGTGTGGCCGAGGGCGAATATCAAGCTGGTCCAAAGAAAATGGAAGTACCAGCATACCAGCGCAAACAACAAGGCGGTGATTGGAAGACTGATGTAAAAGATCCAGAAGAAAAATCTAAGAATATCAGCTATCGTAAACCCAAAGATGATGTTAGTAATGACGATGTAGAAAAAGAATTAGGCAAAGAAGAAGATAAACCTTCACTCAAAGAACTAGCTCAATGGATTGGCGGCCACTACAATAAAAATTACAAAGAAGAAGGATTCAAATCCGGATTCCGTAAAGGCCCTAGTGAGTTAGGTGTTATGGCTGAAAAACAATTTGGACCAGGATATGGCGACTTGGTTGAAAAAATGGTTAGCGATCTAGACGACACTCCATTAAGACGAATTTCCCGTAGAGCCGACATTCGTAGAGCTAAAGAAGCAGAAGAATTACAAACTGGACAACTAAGCCCAATACATGGTGAAAGCGGAATGGAAGAAAGTTTGAATGCCATTATGCGTTTGGCTGGTTTGGCAAAATAAATCAAAAAATGTAGCCTTTTAGGTTGCAGAGATAAATAAAAGTGCGTATAGTTAACTATATGCACTTTTTCTTTTTAGTCAGTTGGCTTTAAAGAAATGGCACATAACATTAAACATTAAGGAAAAATCATTATGGCAACTCTAGCAGAAATCCGCGCAAAACTTCAAGCATCATCTCAACAAAACACCGGTAGCGGCGGTGGAGACAACGCAATTTACCCACATTGGAATATCGCAGAAGGTACTAACGCAACAGTACGTTTCCTTCCTGACGCTGATCCTAACAACACTTTTTTCTGGATTGAACGTGCAATGATCAAATTGCCGTTTGCCGGAATCAAAGGTGAAACAAACTCTAAACCTACAACTGTACAAGTTCCTTGTATGGAAATGTGGGGGGAAACTTGTCCTATCCTTACTGAGGTTCGTCCTTGGTTTAAAGACAAGAGTTTGGAAGATATGGGTCGTAAGTATTGGAAAAAGAAATCTTACCTGTTCCAAGGTTTTGTTGTTGATAGCAAATATCAAGAAGACAAAACTCCAGAAAATCCTATCCGTAGATTTATTATCGGTGCTCAAATTTTTAACATTGTTAAAAACGCACTAATGGATAGTGAGATTGAAGAACTGCCAACAGACTATGTACGTGGTCTAGATTTCAAAATCACAAAAACCAGCAAGGGTGGTTATGCTGACTACTCTACCAGTAATTGGGCTCGTCGTGAACGTGCTTTGAGTGAGGAAGAATTGGCTGCGATTAAACAACACGGTGTGTTTAATCTCAAGGACTTCCTACCCAAGAAGCCAGGGGAAGTTGAACTCAAGGTCATGAAAGAAATGTTTGAAGCATCAGTTGATGGTGAAGCATTTGATATGGATAAGTGGGGTCAGTATTTTAAACCCTCTGGATATACTGTATCTGCTCCATCTACTACTGCTGAAAAATCAGCACCTGCACCAGCGGCAGATGAAGACGACACTCCTTTTGAGACTGCGGTTCCGACGCCCGCTAAAGTTGCTGAATTGGCTGACACTGGAGACGGTGCTAGCTCACGTGCCCAAGATATCTTGGCAATGATTCGTAGTCGTAACAAGCAATAATAGGAGATAGATTATGGGAAAAGCCTTCGATATTTCGAAGTTCCGTAAATCTATCACTAAAAGTATTGATGGATTAGGAATCGGGTTTAACGACCCAACCGATTGGATTTCAACCGGTAACTACGCCCTAAACTATCTTATCTCAGGGGACTTCTTTAAGGGAGTTCCCCTGGGTAAGGTCACAGTTTTTGCAGGCGAATCAGGTGCAGGAAAAAGTTACGTCTGTTCTGGTAATATTATTAAACATGCCCAAGAACAAGGAATTTTTGTTGTATTAATTGACTCAGAAAATGCCTTAGATAAAGCATGGCTAGAAGCATTAGGTGTTGATATTTCAGAAAATAAACTCCTAAAACTTAATATGGCTATGATTGACGATGTGGCTAAAACTATTAATGAGTTCATGAGCGAATATAAGACAATGGACGCCACAGACCGACCAAGGGTATTATTTGTCATTGACTCACTAGGTATGTTACTTACTCCAACTGATGTAAATCAGTTTGAGGCAGGCGATTTAAAAGGTGATATGGGTCGTAAACCTAAAGCACTGACAGCATTGGTTCGTAATTGCGTTAATATGTTTGGAAATTACAATGTTGGATTGGTTTGTACAAATCATACATACGCTAGTCAAGACATGTTCGACCCAGATGATAAAATCTCAGGCGGCCAAGGCTTCGTTTACGCAAGTTCTATTGTGGTTGCCATGAAAAAACTCAAACTCAAAGAGGATGAGGATGGTAACAAAGTTAGTGATGTGCTAGGCATCCGTAGTGCGTGTAAGATCATGAAAACTCGTTACGCTAAACCATTTGAAACAGTCCAAGTTAAGATCCCATACTCAACAGGTATGGCTCCTACATCCGGATTGGTTGACATGTTTGAGAAAATGGGTGTATTATCTAAGGTTGGGAATAAATTAGCATACACTAGTAAAGAAACTGGTGAAATTGTTGCAGAATTCCGCAAAAATTGGACTGAGGATAAACTCAAGATGATTATGCAAGAATGGGATAACACCGCTGTAGCAACTACTACAACTGTAGGCACTGACGAAGAGGATGAATAATGGAAGAAGCATTAATTATTGAAGTTTGGGATACATTTCGAGAATATATTCCAGAAAAGAATAGAGAAATGGCGGCAACGCAATACGTAGATTTTCTACTAGGCAAAGATGTTGATACTGCTATCATCGAAGGATTGGTTGGATACGATCCTCATCTTGATGATGCTATAAAAACAGCATTGGCCGAGGAAGGACATGAAGATGTTGAAGAAGATGACGAATATTATGAGGACGAGGACTACTAATGGCAAGGTGGTACGCCAAAGTTAGTCAAGATATTTCTCATCTCCCTACCTGTATCGATTATTTTTATCAAGAACTCGATGCCGCACGGACAGAAGTTAAAATCTATGGCAGCATAGAAAAAGCTTCTTCCGTGCTACCGGGTATTGTGGAACAGAGATTCAATCAACTTCAAGAAATTGAAGCTGTATTAGAATATCTCAACATTGAACTTAGAAGACTCAGGTCAAAAACATTTAAAAAATATCTAGAAAACTACCAACGTGCCTTGAGTTCAAGAGATGTTGAAAAATATGTCGACGGCGAAGCAGATGTTGTCGATATGGAAAAAATTATCAATGAATTTGCCCTACTACGCAATCAATGGTTAGGTATTGTCAAAGGTCTTGACATTAAACAATGGCAATTATCAAATATTATCAAACTTAGAACCGCAGGTTTAGAAGACGCAAGTATATAATGTACATTGAAGAAATCATCGACAAGTTAGTTGGCGTTAGTTCATGGATCACATCATTTTCTGCCCCGACTTTTATGAACTCATACGATCTAAAGATGATAGAAAGTTTTGATCAACAGATCAATCGTTCATTGGCGCTGACTGAGAAACAGGCAGACATGGCTCTGCGGATCCTAAAACGATATGAGACACAGATTTCTTCCCAGCTTAAAACTAATGTAGCTCTATTCTTAACCACTCCCCAGTTTAAATTTGGTAAGCGTGTTATCAACCAAGAAAAAACGGTAAAAATCAGTAAAGATTTAAAAAGAGATCATAAGGTGATCAGAGTCTCTTTTCCCTACGATGAAAAGTTAGTTGAGTGTATCAAAGAATATAAAAAAATATCCAATGCATTAACCATGCAATATTTTGTACCTTTGGCCAATCAGTCAGTTGAATGGGATACCATCGAGAGAACATGGAATTTTTACCTCTATGAAGAACACGTTGATTGGCTATGGCAAAATCTAAGTAATAAAAATTTTGTATTTGATCAAGATTTACAAAATTTTGTTTCTGAAATAGAACAAATTAAAAATTCTATGGGAAACTATATTCCTATGGTAATTTCTGAGGGAGAAAACTTCAAATTTGTGAATACACATCAGAGTATTCCACAACCAACTAGCAACGATTTATTAGAAGTTTTATTTTTTGCCAAAAAATACGGAATTTATTGTTGGGATGAAAAAATTGATAATGCTCTTAATAATAATTCTACCAGTGATTTTACCAAACAGGTGTTAAGGGCAAATTTAGGTAAAGAATTACCAAAAAATGATGTAAAAATTACATCAGACGATTTGTTAGATACTATAAAATATTCTAAGCATTGTTTGTTTGTTATTCCTGGTGGTAGCGAACAACAAACTTTAGAACACTGTTTCAATTTTTTGAAAGAGGCTGGATACAACAATGAAGACATGACAGTTTTATTCAGATTAGACAGTAGTGCTGGTGCAATCTGCAATGAATTTGTAAAAAATAATCATTTGAATAATCCAATCTCAGAAAAAATTAAAATATTTTTTGTCAGTGGAAAAATTCCTAAACCATTGATTGGATCAACTATTACATTTGACACAATTTTTAATTTAGGTAATAATTCTGTTCATTACACCGTGAGAAATTTGATAAAAAATCATCATTGTGTTATAAACTATAATACATCTTACGAAAAAAAGGAATTTAATTTTGCCCACCTGTAAAGTTGTTATTAGAGATGAGGTAAATGTTAAGATAGAAAATTTAGATCTTGACACACGCAAGTCATTGGTAAAAAAATTCAAGTATGAAGACCCTACTGCACGGTATAGACCCGCCTATAAATTAGGCCGGTGGGACGGTACTATTAGTTTTTTTGGTCTAGGCGGAACCACATACCTTTCAATGCTTGGTCAAGTGTTAGAAGAATTAGAAAATAGAAATTATCACATTGAACTTGAAGATCTACGCTCTAGCACACCACTAAAATTCACCGAAATTTCTGAGGATTTTTGGGGTGAAAATTGCTGGCCTAAAGGACATCGGTTTGAAGGAAAACCTATCCGTCTAAGAGATGACCAAGTTGAAGTTATTAATAAATTTTTAGAAAATCCTCAATGTATCCAGGAAATTGCCACTGGATTTGGCAAGACTATAACCACCGCAACTTTGGCAAAAATTTGTGAAAAATATGGTCGGACAATAACCATAGTTCCTAACAAAAGTTTAGTTGAACAAACTGAAGAAGACTTCATTAATGTTGGTCTTGATGTTGGAGTTTACTACGGAGATAGAAAAGAGTTAGGACGTACACATATTATTGCAACCTGGCAAAGTTTGAATATTTTAGAGAAAAAATCACAGGATGACGATGAAATTTTAAGTCTTGCTGAATTTCTTGAAGGTGTTAATACTGTTATGGTTGATGAAGTTCACATGGCCAAAGCAGAAGTTTTGAAAAAATTACTGACACATAATCTAGCCAAGGCGTTCATTCGCTGGGGATTAACTGGAACCGTGCCAAAACAAGATTTTGAGTTCCAAAGTCTACGTGCCAGTCTTGGTGAAGTAGTTAATCGAGTAGCCGCACATGAACTACAAGAAAAAGGCGTATTAAGTAATTGTCACGTTAATGTTGTACAAACTGCTGAATGGAAAGAATTTGGAAGTTATGCAGAAGAATTAAAATATTTGGTTACAGACAACACAAGAATGTCATATATTTCTAGCCTAATTAGTACTATCTCTCAGTCAGGAAATACATTGATTTTAGTTGACAGGATAGAGAGCGGTGAGTTTATAATAGAACATATACCTGATTCTGTTTTTATTTCAGGGCGTGTCAAAACTAAAGATAGGAAAGAAGAATACAATGAAGTGGCGATTGCTAATAACAAGATTATTGTGGCGACTTACGGTGTGGCCGCTGTTGGCATTAATATTCCTAGGATTTTTAATTTGGTTCTTTTGGAGCCCGGAAAGAGCTTTGTCCGCGTTATACAAAGTATTGGACGAGGCATTAGAAAAGCAGAAGACAAAGACTTTGTACAAATCTGGGATTTTACTGCGGCAACAAAATATGCCAAAAGACATCTTACAGAGAGGAAGAAGTTTTACAGGGAAGCCAAATATCCATTCACTATTGAAAAGGTCAAATACCAATAATGCAGATTCTAACACTAGAAAATAAAACATTCTATTTGAATGAACTACCCGAAGAGGTAGATGACGACATAAGATTTGCTGTACTAGATAATAGTGATAATAGCAATCCGGATTATTTTTATATACCGCTTATTTTCTTAGAAAGTTTTACTGGGCCAGCAGTGGTTCTAAGAATAGGAACTAACGAGATCACCATGCCCTTAGACTGGTGTACTGTGGTCGGTGATCCTGAAGGTCCGGAGATGGAAGTACTGCCTATTACCAGTCTCAACGATCGCGGCTTTAAAGTATTTTGTTTCAATCCACTGAGCAGTTTTAGACCAGAATTTCACGAAATTGATATTATCAACGTCTATCAAGATGTTAAATGGTACTTCCCTAAAATGCGGCCGGGTCAACTACTATGCACTCCACTTCATGGAGGAGACTCGCCACTCTGTGCTTATTTTGTTAAAGAAGTAAGTCGACAAAGTGAGTTAGTAGATTATACAAAATGTTGGTAAAATTATGGGAACATTAAAAGAAGGTGCAACATACATATATGAAAGAGTAGACAACATAGTTTACTCTAGAGAAGCTGGAGCCGATCCTAGCACACGAACAATCATAGGTTGGGAAATGTTATCAGGCAGAGAACAACTGCATGCCAGCATAAAAAATTCTCAACTTTGGGGAGATATTCGGCGGGCGGCTGAAACCAATGTTACTTTACAACGACTTCTAGAACAGTGTATAATAGTGTACAAACTCAGTAAAGAACACGAAGACCGACATGGCAACAGCAAAACTTGATATTAAACGTGAATTAAATGCCGTAGATCAAAAGAACTATGATTTCTACGATAATCTCCCAGACGATGAAAAAAAGGCATTTGCACCGTTTATCTTAATGAGATATACAGCCAGTGTACAAGGTGATAGAGATACACAAGAATGGTTCCTTGATATGACCAATGAAATGGTTAATAAACATCACTGGACTTTGAGTAAAAATCACAAACCTTTACTATGGAAGTGTTTTGCCGCAGTGGGCACAGGCGTTAATGCATATCATCCCTATCTAGCCGCAGGTAAAAAAGAAAAAGCAAACAAGGTTGAAAAACTTTTATGTGAAATTTATCCTGCTATGAAAATGGACGAAATTAAAATGTTAGCGGGAATGATGGATAAAAAAGACATTGAAGAGCTGTTTGATAAAATGGGGTTTGATAAAAAACAACGCAAGGAATATGAATGAGCTTTAACAATACCCAGATAAAAACTATAACAATTAACATGAAGACTATTTGGAATCCTAAAACACATAATCTTGTGCTGGCGCACGATCCTAATAGTGTAATAGGATTTGGTGTGAAAATGGTTTCAGTTGATGACGAACCAGTAATTGTAGACATGTCTTCAGCTAACGAATTATTGAAAAAATTTAGACTTAAATGATGGAACTGGCAGAACAACCGTTTGATTGTGTGCATTGTAGCAAAAGGTTTATGAAAGAAAAAACCTTGTTTGCCCACATGTGCGAACCAAAACGTCGAGCCATGCAGAAAGATGAGAAGCGTGTTCAAGCAGGGTATATGGCATTCAACAGATTCTATCAACTAACACAGAATGCTAAAAAAGATAAAACCTATGAAGAATTTTGCAAGAGTGCATACTACAATGCCTTTGTAAAGTTTGGTAGTTTTATTAATAATGTTAATCCACTGTATCCAAGTAAATTTATAGACCATGTAATCAAGAGTGGTGTTAAACTTGATCATTGGTCTAGAGATGAATTATATGAAACATATCTCTACGAAACAATTAAAACAGAACCAGTTGAGAGTGCAGTACAAAGAACCATACAAACAATGATGGAATGGGCAGACACTAGTCAAGCAAACTTTAATCACTATTTCAACTACATTAATCTTAATCGAGCAGTACACGACATAAGAAATGGAAAGATAAGTCCTTGGGTGATATTAAATTGTTCAACAGGAAAAAAAATGTTAAACAACTTTAATGATGAGCAATTAAATATGATTGCGCCGGCATTTGATCTAGCTTATTGGTTAAAGAAATTTAAATCTGTACCAGCAGATGTTGCATTGGTAGAAGAAATATGTAAAGAAGCAGGAATTGAATAATGCCAGACATTGACATTGACTTTGCTGATAGAACAAAGGTACTTAACTTAATTAAACATGTTCCAGCGGCTATCAAAGATGAAAATGGCGCTTTTAAAAAACACAATACCGGCGTATATTGTCATTCTATCCCCTACAATCCATTAACCGGTATTGCTGGTATAGATTATAAAGAAGCAGAAGATAGAAGTTATTTTAAGATAGATTTTTTAAATGTTAGTATCTATAAAGATATTAAAAATGAAGAACATCTTAAACGATTAATGGAGACAGAACCGTTATGGGACCTGCTGGAACAAGACGATTTTACAAATCTATTATTTCACATAAACGGGTATGGCGCCTTATTACGGAAACTAAAACCAACGAGTGTAGAGCAACTAGCCGCTTGTTTGGCTTTGATACGTCCAGGCAAGAAGCACCTACAAGATGGGACTTGGAAAGATATTATGGACCAGATTTGGGCGAAACCGACGAATGGTGAATACCATTTTAAGAAAGCGCATGCCGTTGCCTATGCAATGGCAGTTGTGGTGCAAATGAATTTAATTTGTGAGTCTATCAGCTACGAATTTTCTTAG